CGCATCTTCACCTAATCGAAAAAAACTTTAAAAAACATTTGTTAGTATAGAAAATAGTCTTATCTTCGTGTCAAATAATAAGAAAAAGCTATGAAAACAGTAAAAATAAGAAAGGGTTATTACAAGGCAGAAACAAGTAAAGGTACAGTATTTATAGCCTACGATAGTAGTATAGAAGGTGAGTTAAAGTGGAACATTTGGAGTGAGGATTTTGAACTTCCTTATGAAATGGATTCGTTATGGTACACTAAAAAAGAAGCCGTTAAAATGATAGTGTACTTTTTATCTTAACATTGGGAAAGGGAGAGGTAGGAGTGACCGAGGAAGAGTGAGAAATGGTGTATGCTAACCTCACTGAGCGGGGGGAGTGTTCGGGGGGAAGGGGACTTATCGAATTCTAAAAGTACCTTTTGGAACTCTTATTATAATATATACTATTATTATAATAGTAAATATATTAAAGTTTTACTATTATTATAATAAACTTTACTATGGAAGTAAAGTTTATAATAATTAGGTATTATAATATATTATAATAAAGGGGAGTTAGTTATGAATGAAACACAACATTCAATATTGTATATTTGAATAGAGGGCTTCTAAGAGCCTTTCTAAGCACTTTCTATACAATCATACCAAAAGAATAAGATATGACAGCAAAACAGCTCTTAACAGCCTTAAATGGCAATTCACTACCTAAAGGAGACTTGAAGATTGAGATGTTCAAGTTTTACAACTCAATGTTGGGTAAAAGTAAATACTTCACCAAGCGTGAGAACCCTGCTACGAATTGTGGTAGTTGTATCCAACGAGTAAAGACTAACATTTGGAAGTGGTATCATCACGATGATAGCGCACCTACTTACAAGGGCTTTGAGTTTTCAGGAAGATACGGAGTACATAACATTCCAATTTATAAAATAGATGGCATCAAAAAGAAATAGCAAAGGTTCTATCGTCAAAGGTAGAGGAGCCGAACTAACCACCCTTCAGTCTGAGTTCCTTGATAGGGTTCGTGGTGAAGGTATGGACGCATCAAGCAAGATAGCGAAGGACTTGGGTTATACGAACTACTACCGAGATAGGAGAACATCAGGGACAGCTTTCCATAAGGAGCTTATGGTGATAGCTAATGCTGAGATGAAGAGCATTGAGGCAGCTAAGGGAACGAACCTAAGCGCATTAATTAAGATTAGGGACATAGCCCTTGCTAACGATGATACGAAGGCTGCTATGGAGGCTATAAAGATTATTAACGATATGCAAGGTTACAAAGCACCCACGAAAGTGGAGCAGACTAAGATTGACATAACGGCTACGATAGACCTAACAGCTACTGAAGAAGAACAAGACTACTTGGATATAGATGCAGATTAAATTATACAAACCTACCGAGCCACAGAAGGACTTTCATAGGCTCGTACACGAGGACAAACCTTTTATCTCTACGCTCGTTGCAGGTCGTCAGACAGGTAAGACCTTCTATATGCAGAATGATGCTGTTATGAGGGCTCTAAACAACCCTAAGCACAGAATGTTTTGGGTAATGCCCATCCAAGACCAATCTAATAAAGTGATGAAGCACATAGAGGAGATGTTTAGCGGACATCAAGAGGTTTGGGATAAAATAATAAAAAGGTTTGATAGGAAGCACAATGAGATTTATTTTTACAACGGTAGTTTTATTAAGTTCCGTTCCGCTGATAGTGGAGATAATCTTCGTGGTGCTACGCTTGACTTTATATATTTGGACGAGGCAGCGTATATGAAGTTAGACTTTATCAACGAGGTGCTTCTACCGATGGTTACAAGAACAGGAGGAAGGGTGTGTGCATCCTCTACCTTCAATGGGCCTAATTGGTTCTTTGATTGGTACAAGGATGGACAGATAGAGAGCAATTGGGAGCAGATAAAGAGCATAAAGAGAACATACCTTGACCTTAACGATGAGGGTGTCTCTAAGACCGTCTTAGGCATTAAGAAGAGTATGACCAAGGCTCAGTTCGACCAAGAGTTTTTGTGTAAGCCTGTGTCTGCAAATGCGTTGTTTAGCAATGTGGAAGAGGCTATCGTTCAAGATATGGACACAATGTGTGATAGGGTTTATATTGGGATGGATATTGGTGTTGCCCAAGATTATACTGTGCTTACAGCAATGAGTGAGGACTATAGGGTTATAGACATAGACCGATTCAACTACAAGGAAGAGGGTATGGACTACGAAGAGTTCAAGGAACGCATAAAAGCGTTCTACCTAAAACACGACAAGCTGTTAGCTGCCGCCTACTTTGAGGTAAATAACAACGACCTATTGTTTGACGACTTGACTGATGACGAGAGGCTTTACAAGCTGATACCGTTTACCACCTCAGCACAAAGCAAGCCTGAGATAGTAAGGAACTTAATCAAACTGTTTGAGGATAAGGTGATTAAGATACCGAATAACGAGGATATGGTGAAAGAGCTTTATGACTTTAGGAGTAAACGCAATGCCATAACAGGTAATTTACAATTTAGCAACACTGACGGTAAACACGATGACATCGTTATGAGCTTGGCTATCTGTGCGTACTGTGCAGTAGAAGAGCAGGACGGTGGCGATAACCTACTTTTTATGATAACATTTAGGCAACACCTTGACATTAGCAAATACGCTGAGAAAGAGGGAGGTATAATAGAATACATAGGCAAGTTAGAGGCTTCGGAAAGGGTTGGTGTAACAAGAAGTATAAAGGAGACTTACCCACTAAAAGAACCCTTAACTAACCACTACGAGGCTCTTGACAACTTTAAATGTCACTTTAGGGTAAGCGACCTTGTACTCGGTCAGTTTATAATGATTGAGCAGATTATCACAGGCAAGACCAAGTACCCTACAGAAGCGGAAAACGACTTTGCCTTAGCGCAACTTCTTATGCGACCTAACAACCATAGTGTGTTTGATAACAATAATGAGAAGGTAGAGGCTACAAATAGCAAAGCTATACTAAACACCGATGTAAAGGAAGTGTACTCCGTCCTACACAACTTCCTAAAAGACAGAGAGTTCGTATTGTTCAATCAGTTCAAGGGAGTGTTCTATGAGGTTCCTGACGAGGACGATGAGTTTGAGCAGACGGAAGAAGACAAGCGTGGGGAGGCTCTATTCCAACAGCAGTGGTATTGGTACTCAATGGTGCGTATGTTGGCTAAGGAAGATATAACCAAGTACGATGAGATATATATGCTTAATATGGGAACGGTGATGCCTGAGATGAGCTTTTTAGCGCAGAAAAGCAAGATAGAAGGGGCAAGACAGCGACAGTCTGAGGCTATGCGTAAATTGTAAATTAAGAAAAGACGATATGAATAGTTTAACAAGTCTATACAACGATATAAAAGGCTTTGCTGACGCACACAAGATGGTCAACGAGTTCTTCTTAGTAGGTTCTGAGGATGATATAAACAACCTTGACCTAACTTATCGTTCTATGATTATGATTCCCCTTGAGGCTAATATATCAAGAGAGCTAAACTCTCCTGTATATACGCTTGACTTTGGAATAATAGTTATAGACAAGTACATAAACGATGATTCCGTAGCTCAGATATTATCATCTGAAGAAAATATAAATGTAATAGGTCAGCTACAAGACTTCCTGCTTCAAAGCAATGTTGATGTTAATTTTCAGTCTATTGAGCTTACAGACAGCTTCTCGGAAGACTACAATGTTTCTATAGCTATGACGGATTTTAGTGTTAATTTAGCAAGGGGTTCATACAACAGGGATATTAACTTTTAAGTATGGCTTTTAATCAAAGGCAATATGAAAACCTGATAAGGACTATCGTTGTTGGCGCTGTAGCCAAAGAGTTTAGAAAAGCTAAAATAATTAAAAAAGCTACAGATAGGGCGGTGAAAGACGGTAAGATTGCTACAGGTGCTTTATCAAGACCTGATGTCACAGGCTCTATGATTCCCACAAGAGATGACAGGTGGCTTTTGAACAAGGACTCTATTATAGTAAGGGTGGGCAGCGTTGAAAACGGATTGCCGAGTGCTATTAGTGTTGATGTCAAGGTTGACTTTGGTGTTGACGAAGATTACGCTTTTACAAGAAAAGACATTAACGCCAAGTATCCAAATAAATTCCCTAACTTAGACAACATAAAGGTTTGGATAAAATCTAAATCACAGAGGGGACTTATTAGATTTGACTACAACGGCAAGCCTGCCGACCTAAATAACGACAAGGTTGTTAGCAGAATAGCTTACGCTGTAGGAAGAAAGATTAAAAAAGAAGGTATAAGCAAGAGGTATAGAAGTAACTATTTCAAGCCTGTTGAAAACGAAGTTGACAAAGTATTAAGCATTGCTATGTTTAACGCTTCGCAAAGAATTTTAGATAAATACGAACAAGAATTGTACAGCTCTATACTTGAAGCTGTAGACATAAATATAGTATAATGGCAAAACAAAATGTGCAACAGAAGGTAGAGAAACTTACATTAGATGTTAAGAAGTTTCAATTAGCCGTTAAAGACATAATTAAAAATGGCGAGAGTGCTAATAACACATACGCAGGGTTAGTTAAAGAGTTTAAAAAACTCGAAACATCGGCACTATCCCTGTCTAAAGCGTCAAAGAACTCTTTTGCTCAAACTAAAGACCAAAAGGAATACAAAGATAATCTTGGTAAGATTAACACATCTTTAAACAGTATTTCTTCAGCTAACAACAAGCTAATAAAATCTACAAAGTCTTTAGACAACTTGCAAAAAAACGCCTCTAAGGATGAGGTTGCGAGGCTAAAGCAAAAACAACAAACCGCAAACAAGGTACAAAAACAGATACTTGACAGAGAGGTAAGCAGGATTAAAAAAGTTAAACAAGCTGAACTCAAAGCTCAAAAGGAATTAAGAGACAGAATATCTCAAGGCAACAAGAAAAGAAGCAAAGAGGTAGAGGCTTTTGAGAAAAGGCAAGTTGACAGAAGGATAGCTTATCAAAAGAGAAAGGAGAAGGAATTAACAAACTCTATAAAAAAAGAAGAGCAGAAAAGAAAGAACTCTTTAACATCGAGAGTTGGTAGTGCTATAAAAACACTTGGAGCTTATGGTCTTGCTTATAGGGCATTAAACGCTGTTACTCAGTTGTTTACAGAGCTTGCTATAGGTTCAGTAAAACAAGCTATAGAGTTTCAAAAGTCTGTTGCTAACTTAGGTGCTGTCGCAGGTGTGTCAGGCAAAGAGTTAGAAAACCTATCAAGAAACGCTCTTGATGTAGCAGGGTCTACCAAGTTTACAGCAAATGAAATCATAGGCTTGCAGACAGAGCTTAGTAAATTAGGGTTTAGTTCACAAGAGGTGATTGAAGCTACACAAGGAATAGCCTTTACAGCTCAAGCACTTAATGCACCTCTTAACTCGGTAGCAGAGCAGGTAGGTAAGGTTATAAATCAATTCGACTTACTCGCAGAACAATCAGCTTTTATAGGCGATGTGTTGGTAACATCTATAAATGAGAGTGCATTATCGTTTGATTCTTTCGGTACAGCTATTCAGTATGTAGGGCCTATTGCTAAGAACTTAGGTCTTACCTTTGAGCAAACAGCAGGTGCAATGGCTGTGTTAGCAGATAACGGCTTTACAGCATCTCGTATCGGTACAGGTCTTCGTGGTATATTCACGGAGCTTGGTAAGACATCAGCAGATGTTGAGCAGTCCCTCAAGAAATTAGCAGAGCAAAACATATCATTGTCTGAAGCGGTAGACTTAGTAGGCAAGAGAAACGCAGCACAGCTAATCACACTACTAAAAAACATTGAGGCTATTGACGAGGGTAACGGAAAGTATTACGAGCAAGGTAGGGCGTTAGAAGCAGCTGCAAAGCAAACGGAAACATTTAGTGGTCAGGTTCAGTTGCTAAATTCAGCCTTTAGAGAAACGCAAATATCTATGGGCAAGTTTGCAGCCGAGAGTGATGTCGTGTTAAACATTTTAGAAACATTCTTTCCTAAAGCCGCTAAAACAGCTCAAGGACTAAAGCTGATGCGAGATGTTGGGTTTGATAATTTTACGGAAGGAGCAAAGGAGGTAGCTGATGGTGTCAGCTCTGTTGAAGTTGCTTTTGATTTATTGGGAGATAAGGTTGCTGATAATGGAATAGCTTTTAGCGAGCTTAAAGAAACGATGAAGGGTTTAGGGTTGTCTATGGATGAAGATGGTCTTAACGCTTTTTCTAACTCATTAAGGTCAGCAGGATTTGAGGGAAAGCAGACAGCAATCCAACTTGAGGGTCTTGTAGATAAATTAAACGAGCAGGGCAAAGAAATGCTCAATCAAAAACTCATAACAGAAGGTCAAACGGAAGTTACTGACAAGTACGCAGATACTGTTGAAAGACTTACTAACGCTCACTTAAATCTTATAAATGTAAACTCAGAGGTTGACAGTACATCAGAAGAGGTTCGAGAACAGTTAGAAGAAGTAAATATGGCTGTTGAAACAGGAGAGAAGCTCGTTACCGATTGGGTCACAGGCAGGGTGTCTTCTGTAAAAATGACTGAGGACGAGATACTTAAATACAAAGGGCTTCAAAGTCAGCTACAGTCTTACTTAGATACATTGGCTAACTTAACATTCGACCAAGATACAGCAGACCAAGCGAGGCAGAAAAGGGTTAGCGAAGAGTCTAAAGCTGCTCGTAAGAGAATAAAAGAAATAAAAAACAACACAAAAGAAGAGGTTGACTCACTCAACGAAAGAGCAAGGGTAGAAACAGCTATCGCTCGAACAGCAGAAGAAAAGGCTGATATTGAGACAGAAAGAACAAGGCTTGTGTCTCAGGCTTACGAAAAACAAGCTGCTGCTATTCGTGATTTAAGTAGCGAGTACGAAACACAGAAGGATGTGATAGAAGAAGCCGCAAAGTCTTCGGACAAGTTGGCAGCTATACTGACATCAGACATATTCAAAGATGTTGAGAGCAGCTTTAAGGATTACGAGGAGTCTATCAAGTCTGCACAGAAAGCGTTGAATGACAAGAAGATAACTCAAGAAGAGTACAATCAAATACTTGAAGACGAAAGAGGTTCTTTAGTAGGTAGCATAGATTTGTTCAGAGAGTTAGCAGGAACATCTCCCGAGCTTGAGCAGTTCTTTAACATAATTCTAAACAAGTTTGACGGTTTAGGAAGTTCTACGGAAGAAACGACTAAAAGCATTAAGGAGCAAATTAAAGAGGCGTTTAGTGCGGAGAATATCAGAGGTATCCTTAGTCAGTTTGTAAGCTCTGCTGATGAGGTATTGTCGGAGTTTAACGATACTCAGTTAGAGAACACTAAGAACAGATTAGAGTCAGAGGTAGACGCTATAAAGAACAGGTATAAAACTGAAGAAGACATACTTAGGTCACAGCTAGACAATCAGCTTATTACTGAAAGCCAATTCCGTTCAAAGAGTATTCAACTCCGTAAGAATCAGTTGCGTGAAGAAAACGAGATTGATAGACAAATCTTTGAGGCTGAGAAGCAACAAGATAGGCAAGACGCTATTATAGATGGTACTGCCGCTATAGCACAAGCGTTTGTAACAGTGTTTGGAGCTAACGACCCTGCAACGGCTGCTATAAAGGCTGCTATTAGTTCAGCAATAATAGGTGTTCAAACGACTGCTCAAGTTTCTGCAATCAACAGTAGACAGTTCTTCCCTAAGAAGTTTGAGCAAGGGGGTATGGTAAGCGGTCCTTCACACGCTGAGGGTGGTGTGCCGTTCACAGTTCAAGGCAACAGTGGCTATGAGATGGAAGGTGGTGAGTTTATCATTAACAAGAGAGCTACATCTATGCACAGAGACTTGCTTGAGCGTATAAACAACTCATACCGCACCAATCCACAAGTTGGTCGTATGAAGTTCGCTAACGGAGGTATTGTGCAAGGACAAGCCAACGAAAGTGTAGATTACCTAAAGGCTATTGCTGAAGCTACCACATCAACAGCTATTGGTGTCAGTAGACCTGTAAGAGCCTATGTATCAGACAAAGATTTGCGTAGCGATTCTAATGAACGAATAATCAGAGATAGAAACGATAGAATATAATGGCTCAATTATTATTTAGACAGGGGATAGCGAACCAATACGGAGTAGCTACCTTTACAAGGACTGCCAACAATGTCATAGAAGCAGGCAGTGCAGTAGGGTTAATGACAGTAAACGATGCCGTTAAAGTCGTGTATACAGATACCTACGATAGAGCAATCTACGGAGTATGCACAAACGAATCTACAGGAGAGGTAACCTTTGATGATAACATCTATTCAGCAACCTTGTCTACATTTTCCGCTACACTATCACTGTACAACGACACAGCTGTTGATGAGGTTAGTGTTTACAGGTTAGGCGTGGATGTAGAGAACGGACTGTACTCAAAGGCTTACAGCCAATACACATCTAACATATCCTACACGCTAAGAATACCTGCAAGGAGGAATGACTACTTTGGAGTGGCTTCTACAGTTGTAACATCTTCGGATGTGGTGTTTGTAGATTTATGTGATAGCAAGGCTTATGGGGTAGGTATATCAGAAGCATCATTCGACACACTAAACAACAAATTCAAGTCTTCTTTAGAATTTAATATCGCAACACGATGACAGAATTTAAGTTAGAGATTAGCAGGAATAATGTAACATTCTTTGATGTAGACTTATTTCCTCAGCAACAGCTTGAATATGATTTAGATTTTTATGATAGCCTTGAAGTAGATAAGGTAAAGTTACCCTTCTACACAAAGCTGCGTATACCGTTAACCGCTGATAACAAATCATCTAACAGGTTTAATTTTGACCCTGAGACATCTTTGTCAAGTGCCTTTCCAAGAGATGACTTTTACTTTAATGTATTTGTTTACGGTTCTTCGACAACTAAAATATCGGGCGTGTTAAATGTGGTTTCGTTTGAGTATAACTCAGCGCAATCCTACATAGAAATAGAACTTAAAGACTTTCTCTCTAAATACATAACGGAGATTAAAGACTTAAAACTTGGCGAGATATACACCGATACTTACCATACGAGCAGACAAAGATTCTTAGAGTTTTCTAACGACACTGCGGCTTCAGGCAATGGCGAGGCAGGTATAATAGACACTAACCCTGACTACACACGACCTATATCTTTCTCATACATAGACTTTTTGTAATGATGTGGACGGTAAGTTTGGTTACGCTGAAAGGCAGTTCTTAGAGTATGGACCTTTTATGAATAGAGGTGGTCTTGCCCCTGTATTCTCTGTAGGTAAGTTCCTTGAGTATATAGGTGCTTATGTGAACAGCACTAACTTTCCTGTTCGTGTGGATTCTAACCTATTCGCATTAGGTAGTTACGATGGCAACCCTGCTTTTGAGGATATGCAACCTGAGAAGCTACACTTCCTTGCCCCTGCACAACTGCTTGCCAAGAACGACACAAACACAAGAAACTTCTTTGTTAGGCAATCACCTGCTTGGGTGGGTGTTAACGAGAACCTTGATACCACTACAGACGAGGACAACAATACTAAGCTGATTAAAACTAATTACTTCGGTAATATGGAAACGGCAGGTAACTACGGTACTGATGCTGAGGGCAACCCATTGTATGACGATGTATCTTGGGGAAGCGAGAAGCGTATGGGATTCTATCCTGACGATGAAGACGAAGGTATTAGAGGGTTTGTAGTGCCAAGAAGGTCTTTCAACACTACTATAGGCTTTAACTCAGGAAACGCAAGCGCATCACCAACAAATGTGAAGCTTGAGATACCTGTTGTTGAGGAAGACAAGATGGTTAAGAGTATAGATTTAGCACACGCTGACTCTACAATGACCTTTAGACCATACTTAGGTGTATATGAAGATGGTCTTATGGTTAAGAAGATAGGTATGGTAGACGCTTCAGGCGACCTAATTACATTAGCTATTGAAGATATATCAGGCACATCAGCAGGCAACTCTAACAAAGACACAGCCTCAGCAACGCTTGAGTACGATTACTTTGCACCATCTACTGACATAAACAAAGGGATGATAATAAGCGTAGGTGCTTCTTTTGAGGACACATTAGACTTTGATGATTTAGATTGGTATATGCCTTCTAACGAGGAGTTGTTTGTTAATCTTGGTAGTCAGTATAGTGTAAACTATTTTGTTGAGCCTTTAGGTGGCACACTAAGAGTAAACTATGTTGATTCATATTCACCTGTAAGTGGTGACAATTACTATATAGAAAACACAAACGCAGACGGAACATTTAGCGTTACAGATATTAGAAAGGCTATTACAAGAGCTGACGACTACGGAGAGCTTAACTTGAAGTTTACATCTAACGAGGATGTGTTGTTAGACCTTAACACCGATGAGTTTATCATTAGTGAGTCTATAAACAAAACCTGCCCGCTGACTGTTTCTGAAATATTCGCAGCGGTTCTAAAGAGGTTTGACTGCGGTGTATTCTATCAATACGATAGCGTTAACGAGCAGAATGTTTTAAGGATAGACCCATTGAAAGTTGTTCGCTCGGGAAGTCAGAATATTAACTCAATGATAGACGACCTAAAGTCTGCAAAGATTAGTATAGGTGGCGATAGGGTTAAGACACTCGAACTAAACAACGAAGACTACGACTTGTACTTTGATGACCTTGATGATGACGACATTACCATAGGCTCTACTAAGCAAGAGATAAATAGCGAAGGTATATCGGAGATTAAAATAGACTTTAAGTCATCAGTTTACTATCGCTCAGTATGTGGTGATGACGCTACAGGTGTTTTATCAGAAGATAACTTAGGAGCGTTTAGTGCTTACCAATTAGGATACACTACAAACCTATTCACACCATTCAAGGATGTAGGACTTAGGTTCGGATACCTTGACAAGCCACAGTACACAACAAGGTTGCAAAGCCCTATAATCAAGCTGAAAGGTCGTGATACATCAGGGAAGATGCAGACTGAATCAGAGGTGTGTTACAGGTTCGCAAAGACTATGGTGTTTAACGGAAGGTTTACACACATAAACCCTTTAGGATATTCTGTGATGTTTGAATCTCAAGGTAGCCTTACGGATATGTACACAGATGTGTTTAGCGATTCTGAGAAGATATTACAAGCCGAGAACCCAAGAATAGAGTTTGACATCGTAGTGCCTACCACAGACTTGGCTGACTTAGACTTCTTCCTACAGAACCTATCTGCAACAAGACTAACGCCTAACAGCATACTTGTTAAGAGCGCAAGTGGCGAAGTGTTTGACGATTACGCTTACTTGACAATAGAAGGTATATTACAATAATTGTAAATTAATACAATGGCTACATACAACGACTATCCACAATCTGCTTCCAACAACGCTAAGAAAGTTCTTGAGTGGAAGAAGAAGTACGGCTCAGAGGTTAAGGGAATGACTTCTGTGGGGTGGACTCGTGCAAACCAATTAGCATCAAAAAGAAAACTGTCCTATGAAACAATTGCTCGTATGGCTGCGTTTAATCGTCATCGTAAGAATGCTGCGGTTGACCCTAAGTATAAGGACACTCCTTGGAAAGATAGGGGTTATGTTGCTTGGCTTGGATGGGGAGGCACGAGTGGTATCAATTGGGCGATTAGAAAAGCTGAATCTATACGAGAAGGACGAGTTAAGGCAAGTGCTACAATATCTGATGCTCCGTATGGCAATCGCAAAGCTAAGGATGATTACGCTACACAAGGCAAGGATGGCAGTATTAAGAAGTCTCCCAAAGCACCTAAGAGTGACACTCCTAACAAAAACCCTAAAGGCGTTGGAAAAGGTGGAAAGCTTTCTCCACAGATTATTAAGTCTATAAGCTCAAAGGTTAGTAAGCATAATGAGAAGTACCCTGATAAAAAGATTGGTAACGGAGCTGCAAAGCGTGTTGTCCTTCGTGGTATGGGTGCATACAATACATCCCACTCACCGAAAGTTACATCGCCTGCACAATGGGGACTCGCAAGACTAAACGCATTTTTATACTTAGTGAAGAACGGTAAGCCTTCTAACCCTAAGTACACACAAGATAACGACTTGTTACCAAGTTGGCATAAAAGAAGTAAAAATGGATAAACTACCATTATTTGACATATCGTTAGAAGATATAGAACAAGGGATGTATAAAATCTCTCTTGTTGATAAGCCTGCTATTGAAGAAAATTTTATCTACTTCAATGAGGTTAAGAAAATTGAGATGTTTTCTAATGACGAAAAGAAAGAGGTTGTAGGGCCTATTATGATTCCTAACAAGGAAATCCTACGCCACAGTCCTGATATGGGTTACTACTATGTAAGGTTCACGCAAGATACTATTCGTGACATTATGTATAAGTATTCTAAGGAAGGGTTGTTTAACGCATTTGGTGTTAACCACGCATACGATACTGATGATGTGGTAATGCTTGAGGTTTGGATGAAAGAGTCTGATAACGATAAGTCTAAGGACTATGGTTACGACCTTCCAAACGGAACCGTATTCGTAAAGGCTAAAATTGAGTCTGACGAATTGTTTGCTGCAATTAAAGATGGAGAGATAAATGGTTTCTCTATTGAGATTAAGGCTGATATTAAACCAACAAATAATAACGAACAGATGAATGAATTTGCTTTCGCTAAGGAACTTGGTAAATTAGAGGCTCAGTTTGAGACTATGATGAACAAGTACGAGGCACGAATTGAGGCTTTGGAGAACGAGAACAACGGACTCCTTGAAGCTGTAACATCTTTTGAAGAAAAGTTTGGTGGCGTTTCTGATTTAAAGGACGCTATTGAAAAAATTCAAAAGCACATTGAATCTATGGGTGCTTCTCAAGAAGATGAGAAGATGGCTGAAGAAGACAATGACGAGAAGGAAGAAAAGAAGGAAGAAGAAACTTACGAAGCTACTGAAGCTACTGAACAAGTAGAAGAGGTAAAGGAAGAAGTTGCTGAAGAATTTGAGGCTACCTCTGAAGAGAACGAAGAAGTAACTAACGAAGCTGAGGTTGAGGAGCAATTCGCTGCTGAGCAAAAGGCTGAGGAAGTTGAAGAAACAGTAGAAAACAAAACTGTAGAGTTTAGTGGAATCACTCCTGAAAAGGTTGATTTGATTAATAACTTCTTCAATCGTAAGTAATTATTGTAAATTAAGTAAAAGAACTTTTAACAAAAACTAAATAAAATGAGTTTAACTATCTCTTCTTTACCATACGGTGACCGTAGACCTAATTTGTTTATCGACACTATGGTAAAATCAGCGGCTGTACTTAACCGCTTTCGTTTAATTGACGGTGTTAAAGCTAAGGTTAATGTACCTATCTTTGACGCTTCTTTGTCATTCGGCAACGACCTTTGTGTATTTGATTCAGCTTCTTCTGCCTCTGTAGGTGAGAAAGAAATGACTGTTGAAACATACAAGTGGTCTTTCCTTAACTGTAAAGATGCTCTTGAGGCTTCTTACCGTGGTCTTTTATTGAAGAAAGGACAACACAACCCTGAAACTATGGACGCTGAGTTCAAGGATTGGGTATTTGACCACTTCGCTAAATTAGCTGCTCAACAAGCTCTTAACCTTGCAGGTACTGAGTTGACTACTGAGTTGGCTGCTGATGGTGATGTAAACGACTTTGACACTAACCAAGCTACTTTGGATAGCTCAAACATCCTTGCTGCTTTAGAAGGTGCTTACGGTGCTATGAGTGATGTTATGTTGTCTGCTGTTTATGGTGACGCTGACCGTGACTTTAAACCTGCTATCTTCTTAGGTACTGCTGCTATGCAAGCTTACCAAATCGCTATCGCAGGTCTATACACAACTACTCCTCAAGGTGTTGTTGAAGGAAGCATCCCTGCTTACTACGGAATGGAAGTTGTACACTTCTCTTCTTTACCTGCTAACGAGATTTTAATCTCTGCGCCTCAGAACATTGTTATGTTGACTGACGACTACAACGATGTTAAGGCAATTGATATGAAGTACGAAGCTGAGCTTTCTTCTGACAAGATTTGGGGACAGTTCAAGTTAGGTTTCTCTTACCTTAAAGGTGAAGAAATCGTTTACGCTAAGGACTTCGCTTAATTAAATTAACCTAACGGGAGGGCTTCGGCTCTCCCTATAATAAATTATAACAAATGGCTTGTAATGTAACTTTAACAGGTATCGCTTACGACTGTAACGACTTAGGTATCGGTGGTATCGTAGAACTTCACATCGCTGAGAGAAGTAGTGTGACAGGTATCGTAACCGCTGACGCTGCTACTCGTCTCGTAACTGCACCTACAGGTTCAGCTTCGCCTATCACTTTAGGATTTAACCTAAAGGATGGTTTCTCTGTATTTAGTGAAGTTAAAACCGTAAACGCTGACGGAACATCTACTACTGTTCCTACTATCTCTGTTGAGCTTCCTAAGATGGACTCTGACAAGATTGCTTCCCTTAACCAAATGGCTGTGGGTGGTGCTGAATTAGTAGCTTTCGTTAAGACTGCCGCAGGTACTTTCCACATTAGTGGTTTAGACTACGGTCTATACGCATCTACTGTAGACGGAAACTCAGGAACAGGTCGTGCTGAAAAGAACCGCTTCCAACTAACCCTAACAGGTGAAGAGAACGGATTGTCTTACAGCGTGGCTGAGGCTGACTTCAATACATTGGTTGCTTAATAGCAATTCTTGTAAATTATAACAAGGGGAGTGGAGAAATCCTCTCCCTTTTTTTTATTCTTAAAACAATACTACTTTGGGATTCAATTGCAACATATTACTTAGCGACATAGATATAAATTGTAACAAGCGTGTTACAGGAGGTATCAAGAAAGCTATATTGCTTACACAAGAGGATTTACTGTTAACTATCAATCCTTTAGATGAAACAGAAATTATTTCTGTAGATACTGCTAACACCGTAACTTTTGAGCATAACGGTAAAGATGGGGTAACTAACTTTAGTGAAAGCAAAAGCACATCTAACGGATTAGGTGTTATTACAACAGATATCACAATACAAGTTCCTGCTGTTGACAGTAAAATCAATCAATTAGACTATATGAGTCGAAGAGAAGATATAGCGTGTGTATTGTTGCATAACAATGATTCTGTAACTATATCAGGTTGGCTAGACGGCTTAACAATGAACTATGAGTCAAGCTCAGGTGCAGGTGTAAGCGATAAGTCTATGGTAAACATAACACTAAACACCCAAAGTGGGATAGCTTCTTTTGTGTTGGATGACACAACGAAATTCACAGACCAAACTATTTTTGAATAATGCAAGAATCTAAAGACTACATATATGTTAATAGTGGCTACTACTTTAACACATTCACCATCCCTCAAAAGGATTTTATTAACAGAGTAACAGCAGACGGAGGCAATGTTGAAGCAGTTTCTTGCTTGGTTTCCGAAGTTATCAGTTTATCTTAAATATATAAATATGTCATTTTACGAAGACGCATCACTTGTTAACTTTCCTTACGGTACTAAGTCAGGGAAAATATACTCATCAAAGCCTGAAAACGGTTCGGGAGACTTGTCTTTCACGAGGTCAAGTGAAGCTACAAGAACTACATCTCCATCTACAATTGATAGCGTGGATGAAAATGTGCCTGTTTTAGATTATAGCAACAATGAGTGTCCTGCCTTATTGTTAGAGCCTCAGTCTGTTCAGTTGGTTAGATACACTAACGATTTCACTCAATGGACAAGCGACAACATTACCGTAACATCAAACTTTTCTACATCGCCTGATGGAACTTCTAACGCAGACAAGTTGGTAGCTACATCAGAAAACGCTACGCTTACAGGAGAGGGTTGTTCCACAGAAATAGGCAAAAATTACTTGGTAACATTTTGGTTAAAAAGTAACACAAGCTCATCTCAGAATGCTTCTGTTTATGTAAATGGTAACACATCCGACACAGAAACCTTTACTGCAACTACATCTTGGCAAAAGTTTTCAAGAAGCTTTACATCTACAAACATAAAAGAAGTTGGTATGTTGTTAGCCAATAATACAGATGTAAGTGTTTTTGAGTTTAACCTAATACAAACAGAACACGAGGTAAGCACTATCAAGAATGATGGTACATCAGCTACCATTACAAGAGAAAAAGACTCTATAAGCGACTTATCCTTGTCTACTATTGACGGAGATTTATCGTCTTTCTCTTTAAATTATAAATTTAGAGATTTAGCTCAAGATTTCAATAATGACGAAACCTTTGAAATCCCCGCTTCTTTTGGGTATACGCCACCCTTTACCATTAAAAAGTCAAGGTTTAGTGGCAAACACTATCCTGCTGATTTTAATTTGAGGTCACACGCAAATGTGGTTTCTACACAGACATTGTATGTAGACAAAGACGCTTCAGGTGCTAACAACGGAACATCTTGGACTGACGCTTACACAGTTATATCGGACGCTATTCAAGCTGTAAATCAGAACACAACCATATATATTAAAGGCGGTTACTATGGTTATGATAATTCTTCAAAGTCTGCTCAAATTCCTGCTTACGATGTTGAGTTTATTGCCGTTGACGGACAAGTACACAATACTGCTGACCAATGGGAAGATGCGGGTAGTTGGTCTGCTTCAGGTGACGCTTATGTAGCTACATTCCCTAACGATACACACGCTGTGGTTGACTACAATAACTTGGATGCTGATGGTGTCCCCTATGTTCTTGAGCCTCAATCATCAATAGCTGATGTTCAAAATAACGGTGGATTCTTTTGGGATGGTTCTGACCTGTACATAAGAACTTCAGACGACAGAGTTCCTGATAGCGACCTAAGAATATACAGAAGTCAATTGACAGGTGGTCAGTTCGGAGGTATATATATGAGAGGTGGTGGATACACTGTTTACTGTGAAGGAATTACTTGTACAGGATGGAGTGGTGGATTTAGAACTCGTGACCAATCGGGAACTTATTTAGGTATGAACTTGTACCTTAACAATTGCGGTGCAGACAAAGTTATTCTTCCTTATGGTGACGAGATTATGATTTTTAACTCGGAATTTAACAAGATAAAACCTACTGAAGATTGTCTTAACTATGACGGAAATGCCTCATCGTCATCTCAGAATGTAGTTGAGTATAATGTTACAGTCAACACAGCAAACCCTTCTTGGTCTTCAGGGGACTCTTCTGCTCAGTGTAGCACAGGTCATCAAGGCGTAGACATCATCAGGATAGGCTCCGTATACAAGAACGCTTATGGGCAAAATATAGCTGATGTTACAGGGGCAAACACGCTTATTATAGATTGTCAATCTATAAACTCTCAGTTGCCGTCCCAAGCGGGTTACTTCATAGGCACAGGAATAGGCGGTAATATGTGGCTTTACAATTGTGTTTCAAGCAACGATACAGCTTCGGTTCAAATAGGAGATTCTAATTCTGCTGTTTACTACTACAACTTCACCTATGACGGAACACTTGAGAATGGAGGTGGAGGAACACTATCTGAAATATTCGATAGTGGATTAAGTGCAGACACATCTGTTGATACTGTGTTTGAGGCTGATTCAGCAATAAGAATAGAAACTGCAATCGGAGGTGGATACAAGGTGTACTACACAGGCGAAAGTGAATACATAACAGAATCAGGAGCGCACAACATTGTTATAGTTAATGATAACGGAAGTGTATCTCAGTACAACGATGGAACGCTTGTAGGAACATCTACTCATACATTTGACTACTCTGTACTAAAGATAGGAACAGGCACAGGTGGTAACGCTCCTGTGGCTTTAGAGAGAATACTTTTTGACGGAACGGCTGTCTCTGATGGAGCAGGCTTGTCAAACATTTAAAAGTACATAAATAAAATACTGTAGTAACTGCTCAAGTAGTATGAAGAGACTTAAAAACAACACCCTAAACACCTTATCTTTTGTTAAGCTAAGTTCTTTTGTAACAAATAGTTTTGACATCACATTAGAAAAGGTAGTGGGTAATGAAACACTAAGTCTTACGAGCCTAACAGATAGTGGTAACTTAGCACCCTGCAAGGACTTTATATCTATATCTATAGACTTAGTATCGGTAGGTAATGTCTTGAATGATGGTGGTGAATACATACTCACATTGAGCAATGATGGTAACTCATACACATACTTGACTATCGTTGATGACTACCAAGAAGTGCAAGGTAGCGGTGGTATATATGCAGACACAGTTAGGTTCACAGACTTGTAAATTATAGTATATGGGATTAATTAAGAACATAACAGAATACTTTGCTTCTAACACTTATGTGCAAGCTACAGAGAACAGCATTGCTACTAACGAGTTAGAGAACTCTATTGACGACCTTAACGGACGCTATAAGTTAGGACACACCACATTAGGTGACTACATCAAGTTTGGTGTTAATGACGACTTTCCTGTAATCCTTGAGAAGATGTTAAGACAATCTCCTGTACACAGTGGTATCTTAACAAAGAAGGCTAAGATGGTTGTCGGTAACGACATTGGCTACTCTACAGATTTCGCAAGCACTAACAAGGCTAAGGCTGAGGTTAGAGCGTTTGTCAATCATTGTGGCGGTAACAACAAGGGTTTATACGAAGTTCTTACTCACGCAGCTTTCCAATACGAACACAAGGGAGCTTTAGCTTTCTATGTGCGTTGGAACAAAGGTCGTACAAAGATACTTGAATTTAAGTCTTTAGACCCTAAAGGAGTGCGTGTAGGAGAGCCAAATGCTAAGGGTGAGGTAACACACTACATCGTGCGTAGAACCTTCGGCTATGGGGCTAATTCTGTACAGCATAACGAGCCTCGTAAGATTAAGGCTTTTAACAAGTTTGACAAGTCGGGAACAGAAGCAATACTTTATGTAGCTAACCCTTATAGTGGCAACCCATACTACGGAGTGCCTAACTACATATCAGCTTTCCATTACATAGCTTCTGACTTTAGCTTTGGTAAACACATTAAAAACAGCGCAGAGAACGGATTTACTCCTAAAGTAATAGCTACCTTTACAGGTAGAAATATGAGTAACGAGCAGAAGCGTGAAGAGTACAATAAGTTTAAAGATTCTTTCACAGGACCTGAAGGCGATAACTTTATGGTTTCTTGGGTAAAGAAGGTAGAAGACGCTCCCAAGTTTGACACCTTAGATGTTGCTAACTTAGACAAGACTGTAGATGTGTTGTCAAGACTTAACGATGCAAAGATACTTACTGCACACAATGTAACATCACCAACATTATTCGGTGTTATGGTAAGCGGTAAGCTCGGAGGTACAGGTAACGAATTGGTTACAGCGTATCAGATATTTAGAGCTACTGAAACTCTTCCTAACAGAGAGATTCTTTTAGACTCAGTAAACAGAGTGTTCGCTACCGTAGGGTACGATGCTATGAACCTTTCAGTAGTTGAGGAAGACATCAACTTAGAAAGTATTAAAGGTGCTAATACAACAGACATAAGCAATGGTTGATATAATATTTATAGACGACAGTTACTTGTACCAAAACTTTCCTTTACCAAAGAGATTGGATAGAGGAGCGTTGTTGGCACTTATTCAATTAGAACAATTCACTTCTATTCAAGACTTGTTAGGCACTTGCTTGTACGAGGACTTGGAAGCTAAGGTATTAGCGCAAACATTAACGGCTAATGAAGAGTCACTATTTAAGTTAGTGAAGTACACATTAGCAATGTACTCAGCTAAGGCTGCGATAAGCATACTACGCACCGAGGCAGCGAGAACAAAAAACGAGGAAGGGAAACAAGACCAATATATCCTTGATACTATATCTTCAACAATTGATAGTAAACTATCTTATATCAACAAGCGAATTACCAATTTTATATTGGACAATAGCGACATTAAAGCAATCGCTACAGCAGAAGGCTGTGACAACGATTTATTTGATGAAGAGGACACTTATCAAGGCAGTGTGTTTTACCCTTCGGACGGATTAACCGATTCCGAGTGTCAGTAGGGGTCACAACACAGAAGATAAATGCAAGATAAAAAACTAATAAACCTCACTACAGGTGTCGCAAGACCAAGTGGCGTTTATTCTATTGAGTTCCACGAGGACGAACACTCAGCCCACATTAAGCGGTCAAGCAAAGGGGTGTCAACTACACATCCTTTAGCTACCTCTCAGTCAGCAGAATCAGGCTACTCGCACACAGGTGCTTTCGCAGGTAAGCCACTGTCTAACAACTATGTATGGGAAGCGGGTGTGGGTATCAATTACACTCAAAATGATGTAAACAACGATACTTACAAGGTTTTTAGTCTTGATAGAGATGTTCACTTAGCTGTAGATAACCCTTATTGGTCAACGCCTACTCCATCAGGAGTAACAGGCATAGGCCTATTCCAAGGTGCTAACCTACCCGCAGGTGTTACCTCATTAGTAGACTACGAGTTTGACTACGATACTGAATACCCGACATCATCAGGCACAGGCTTTGAAGGTTCAACAGGACGCATCAAACTTAACGACTTGCAATATGGCGACCAACTAAGAGTACGCTTTGACTACAATGTAATCCCTCAAATTGCGAATACCACAGTAGAACCTGCGCTATGGTACTCCAACAGAAACGACAATGATGACATTACATTTACCTTTCCTTTAACTACTAACCCACAATTCTATGGTGGTGGTACAGTAGGCGAAACATTCTTGAATCGTATAGAAATTTCAGCTTGGATAACCTCTAATGAAGATGTTAACGCTCTTACCTTGCCTGCTATTAAGGCTGATAATCCGATTATCGTTCAGCCATTAGGAATGCTAATAACTATTATAAGATAATTATGTCAATAAAAATTGTAAGAAACGAGGCAGGAAACTGTGTAACCTTTCAAGGTTCGAGTAACCCTGTATATTGGAACTCTTGTCTTAGCGGTGAAGTAGACAGCGTTGACTCAAATGCTGTTAATATAAAGAATGATGTAAGAACTATCACAGAAGAAAGAACAGTATACGAGTTCTTTAGAATACCTTATACAGAGTTTTTAGATGCTGATGGTAACGCTTTTGCTAATCCTCAAGCTGCCGCAGACTACATCACTCAAGAGGCTAATGTATTGGGTAGCATAGGCGAGCAAGTAGCAGCAAGTACGGATTCTTTTGACTTTTACATAGACGCAAGAGATAATACAGTAATAATGAACACAGGGGATTACTTTCCTGTAAACACAATACAAGCTGTATTGGATGACGAAACAATGAGCATATCTTCTGTAACAGGTTCTAAAGTATATTACTCAGGAATCAACTTAGGCAATGTTTCTGTAGACAGCACACCTTTGTCGGGAAGCGACAATGATAAGATAAACACATTAAACGCATTGTTTCAAAATTCGGGAACAGCATCAGGAGATATACCAAGCATTACATCAAGTTTATCTGTATCTTTAACTGAAGGTGACACGATAAACTACGAGCTTACTGCTGATAACGGAGTAGGATACGAGTGGGACTTGTCTAATGTTAATGGCATTACTACAGTAGAAGGGAATGTTAGAAAACTTATAGGTGGCTCGTCCTTAGCTGTAGGCACTTACAACATACCTGTAAAGGCTATAAATTACAATGGTGAAGATAGTCAGACGATAGCACTTACCGTTTCTGCACCTCCTTTTTCCAATACTAAAAGCGTTCAGTTAAATAGTTCGGATTACTTAGGCGCAAACGCATCACTATTAGATAGCACATTAGGAAGAAGTGGAAATGGCAGCGGCTCTTCAGACGCTTGGACTGTTTCTTTTTGGATAAAGCCGACACACACAGCAAGCGGAAGGGTTGTATTCTATTACGGTTCTAACGATACCACAAACGGTGGTATAATAGAAATAAGAATGACAAGCACTCACAAGTTAAGACTTCAGTACGGTAGCGCAAACAATAACATTAAAATAATATCACCAAACGCTTTGACAAATAATGTTTGGCAGCACATAGTTTACACTTATGACGGAGGAGCTACAGGCGCATCAAGCGGAAGCATAGAGAGTTACTACAATAAATTTGAATTGTTTATTGATGGAGTAAGTCAGACGACATCAAACAGCCATAATAATTACGGTTGGAGTGGAGCTTTAAGTGGTCAGAATTTAAGAGTCGGAAAGCTAGTAAGCGGAAACACTTTGACAGGAGAAAAAATAGACGAGTTAGCTATATGGGACAGCGACCAAACAGCAAATATATCTTCCATATATAACAGTGGAAGTTCTTTCGATTTGTCTACGCTGACTACAGAGCCTAAGCATTGGTGGAGAATGGGAGATGGCGATACCTACCCTTACTTGCAAGACAGTGGTACAGAGGGAAATTGTATTTTCCAAATGTATAATATGACTGTCTCAGACATAGTTACGGATGCTCCATAATTGTAAATTACAGTAGGGGAGATTGAAATGTTCTGATACAAAATGAGCAGTTTAGTCTCCCTTGCTAAACAACTAAAATATAATGCTGCAACATATAAAATCAATAGTTGAATCTTTTTTTAACTATCTTCGGTATGAAAATAGAAGGTGGGTAATCTTACTTGTATTCATCACTATAATTTCTTTTGTATTTAAAGACTCAATACATCACATAGCTACTAAAGCTAAAGACCCTGTAAAGAGTCAGTTGGAAATGAGTCAAAGGGTTAACGATAAGTTAAGCGAAGTGTTGGAAATGGCAGACGGAAGTCGTGTGTACATCTTTCAGTTCCATAACGGAGTAACATACTACACAGGACAACACGCCCAAAGATTTACTTGTACCTACGAGATTGTAGGAAAAGGAATAAGCCGAGAGGCTAACAACCTACAGAACTTGCAGGTGTCCATCTTTAGTTGGTGGATAAGCGAAGTGCTTAAAGGAAATATGGTGTATAGTGACATCAATGAAATGAGTGACTACACAACTATGATTACTCTAAAGCAGCAAGGTATAGAGTCTGTTATCTGCTACCCTATCATACATCAAGGTAAGGTAGTAGGCATTATTGGTATTGACTATGTGAATAGGCCTACAAACATAGTAGACAATGAGGAGTTTAGAGAGTGGTTTAGTGGTGTGTCTAACAACATTGGAACTATCTTAAAGTAAAAGAGAGGGCTATTGCCCCCTCTTATTCTTGCAGTTACCTGAACAAGTACATTCTATTGGTGCAATATCGCACCATACTACTTTACCTTTGTTCTCTTGTCCACGCTTCTTACTGCGAAGTAACCGCCTATCACTGTTACGCTTACCATTTCCCATAAACCTATCCATCTTTCGTTAACACTACTTATACCAAAGCCTTCAAAGAAAGTCATAAGTACAAGGAATACCATAACGGTAACTAAGGTTAATGGTCTTACATTCTTAGAGAGCCAAGAGTCTGTTAAGCTATCTGCTTCCCAACGCTTAGTTATCTCGTTTTCTATTGCAGCACGAGCAGCTTCCTTCTCTTCGGGATTCTGCACAAATCTGTCTACTACATTGGCAACTGCTTCCACAGTTTCCTTTGCACCTATGTTTAGGATTTTCTTTAGTGGATTCTTCATAACTCATTTATCAGCTGCCACACGCCTCGCAGTCTTCAGGGTTATCTAAATTACAAGCGTTCTCGTTCTTCTCGCTCATTTCCAAGTCATCAATAAAGTCTTGGAAGTCATTGTCAAAATCATCATTCATAGTGTTTAGTTTTTAATTAAAAATTCATATTCTTTCTGTACATCAAAGCTCGGACAAGCCTTGCCTTTGTTAAATTCATTGTGTCCGTATATCGTAGCTATAGGGTACATATCTAATAGTGCAGACAATAGGTTAGTTAGTGCGGTATCTTGCTCAGGAGTTCTCGTGTCTTTAGGACTCATAAACCTATCACATCCTCCTACATAAACAATCCCTATACTGCCTACATTGTTTCCCTTAGTGTGTGCGCCTACCATTTGTACGCTACGACCTTCTTCTATCGTTCCGTCAAGTTTAACAACATAGTGATAACCAATGTTTCTCCAACCTTGATTCTTATGCCATCTTGCGATTTCCTCTGCGTCTACATCTCTACCTTCAGGGGTAGCTGTGCAATGCAGTATAATCTTGGTAATCTGTCTTACTGATTTAGTTAAGTTCATAGGTAATTAAATTTACAATATTTACATTACTAATTTACGATACGATAGCTCTGCTATAAAAGCTGTATATATAGCGTATAAAGGGACTAACTCCTAAGTAAGCATACAAGAGTAGGCTACACCAAAAAGAAAGGCACAGAACGCAAGAGAATGGCTTATAAGGGAACTTCTCTATGAACCAAGCATAAGGCTCAAACAAGAACAAGAACGCAAACATAAGTCCTACTGAGGATATTAACATCCAATCGTTATAAATTTCAATCATAATTTTATCTTTGATATTTCGTTTGTGGTTTCTATCCAAACCTTAGCACCGCAAGATAACGGTTTATCAGGTCTATACAAAACCCTACAAGCCTCTAATCCGTCTTGTCCATAAACTATTACTTCGTTAGCATAGTCGTTAGACTTGTATGTCTTGCAAGTTATAACAGGGTTTCTCTCTCCTTTCTTTGAGTTTGACCTAATTATATGTTGGTTTATATGAATAATAGTCTTCATAATCTTTCGCTTAAATAAGAATCTTTAATATACCTTTTGAGTTTTGTAACCCTTTCTCCGTTCTCTATACACACTACATAACCTTTTATATTATGACCATACACATCACTGTGGTTAAGGGCTACTATGCGATTTGTCATTGTACTATATATAATACTTATAACAAGGTTAGCAGCACTCTTGCCCTCTACATAGTAATACAAGAACTTCTCACAAGTACGCATCACAGCAGCATCTATCAGAGCTTGCTTCAGTTCTTCGTTACCATTAGTTACAAAGGCTGAGCCTGCTATTTCTATAGACCTTTGAAGGATAAAAGAGCCAAGTGGCTCTGTTAATCTTCCTTGCTCAAGTGATAGTATAGCTTCACGCTCTATCAACTGCTTATCGTATCTCGTATTCTTCTTCAACTTTGTTAAGTATTTGAATTATTGTAGGTAGGTGGTCAGCTAATTCATCAGGTCTTACGCCAAGGTCGTATCCCAACCCGACCAATGTGACAGGTCTGCCGTCAAGTACCATCCTTTCGACTGCGTTGTATATGTCAAGTATGAAATTCGCTTCGTCATTAGTTAAATCTTCGTAGTAGTTCTCAATTTCCATTATTACATTTCTTTGTATCCGTACAGTTTAATATTTACTTTGAATATAGCCTTGTCCATATTTTCGTCAACCCTGATTGAGAGCTTTTTAAAATACTTCTTAGTATCGTCTTTAACCCAACCCCTATGACGGAGATAATCTGCCGTAAATTTGATAGCAAGAATACAATTGTCAGTATCATAGCGACTATTGTGGTAAACATCAATGTTAAAAGTTTCTGCAAAAAAATCATCGTAGTTTTCAAATGCTTTTTCAAGTGCTTCAAAATATTCTTTTTTATATTTCTGTCTTATTGCAAAGTGCTTCCCTGCGTAAAACTGATTAAGGCTTGGTGGTTTAGGTAAGTTAAGTTCTATCTCGTTATACATATAAATCTATCTTATCGTATGTCAAGTCTTTAATATCTTCAAGGCGAAGGTATGTAAACACATCTTTACTGTTCCATCTTCCTAACCACTTGCCCAATCCATCGTAAGGCTTCACTCTGTTCTTTCTAAGTACAGCGTCTTCCGAGTATTCCTCACAAAGCTGTATAGCTCTCATCCTTAGAGCATCCTTCTCAAAAACATAGAATGCATCAGGGAACTGAAAGGCTATATACTCAGCCTTAGATTCTTTAGCGCACCAACCGTGATTGCCCCATACATTTAGAAACTCAAGAAGAACAAACCCTTGCTTGTGCATAGGCTTAGGGCCTTTAACATCAACTTTCTTGCCATTCCAATCAAAGTCAATGTGTTGTTTATCTTCAGCAACATCAGTCTTAATAGCTTTGGTTAGTTCACGAAACAAGTCTTCACCTTTAGTGCCTAAGTTTAGGCAGTGCTTAACTCTGTCTTCGTCTAACTTCCTTGAGCCTGATAGGTAATTTTCTAAACTCATTACTCCTCTTCTTTAGGTTCTTGTGTGTACTGACCTTCTAAGTATCTTTGCAATGCAGCAAGACCTCTCCAAGCTACCTTGTGGTAGTGTGTTAGTCCGTCTGTATCCATTACCTCCCCACTCGCTAAATCAACTAAGTGCCTCGTAAGGCTACCAAGTTCGTCTGCTGATACTTCTTTGTTCCAATGCATAGGGGCATCACCATTATGCTGAGCGTTAGCCACAGCACTACATCTCGCTACTTCTCTTATAGCGTCAGGAAAGTAAGCCAACACACCATCAAATATAGGTGTAGACTTTCTCTCTTTATCTTTTGTTTTGGTAATAAGAAGGGAGTATTTCTGAAGCTCACCCTCTCTTTCCAACATTTCATTTTGCCATTCTTGCCATTCCATATTCTAATATACTTAATTGTCTAACAAATCTACCTCTAACTTGTAAACTTTACTAACACCGTTACCCTCAATAACCAACCTTCCTGAAGATGGGTTAAAGAATATGTAGTTGGTAGCAGAGCCTGTGTAGTCGTTTACATCAAACTTATATTCCTTGTCGTTGATAGTTATGTTTCCATCTTCTAGCACTACGACCTTTAATGCGTCACTTACATTAAACTTTAGGTATGCCCTTACTAAATTAGCAAAGGCTACCTTTCTCTCTCTTATCAAACTTATCATCTCTCTTTGGTTTTAAAGGTTTATAAATGAATCTTCCATAACAAGGTCGTAATGCTCTTCCTCCCATTCCTTGTATTTTTCTTCTTGAAAACAAGCCTCAATGTTGCCCATTGGTTTAGGTTTAGACTTAGCAGTTTCTAAGTTGCGAAGAATCATCTTCAATACATTTCTTAGGTGGTCAGTAGACATCTCATCAACATCTATCTTTGTACCACCTTTAGTTGTCCAATAGTATTTCATCTCTCTTTAGTTTTATTCTATTCTTAATTGTTCACCACTCTGTGGTTCTGACTTAACTACTTCAGCGTTTGGGTCTTCATAAGCGTAGCACTTATTACCTCTATCGTCTACCTCGTAGTATCTGTTTTTCATCTTATCGTAGTAAAGGGTAACAGTACCGAGAGAACCTACTATCTTTGGTTTAGCCTTGACAATAGTAATCTCTACTTGGTTAGGCTCGTAAGGAATACCGTTACCATCCTCTAATCCGTAAGGACATCTCCATACATTGACTACCATCATACCTTTACGACTCCATTGCATACCACCTGCTATGTCATTCATAGTAGGCTTATCTACATAAGGCACTCCGTTCTTGTACTTAGCTTGTTGGTGCTTAGTGTGTACGGTTACGATAGTGTGAAAGTCTTTCTCAGCACTATGCTTACGAACCTTTGTTAGCACTTGACCGATAGCGATGTCATCACGAACACCTGAAGATACATCAGTCTTAATCTCTGTGAACGGGTCAATCATACACCCGTCAATCTTGATATTGTTATCCTCTTCAATAGTATCAATAGCCGTATAGAAACCTTCTACTGAAAGGTCTTGCAGACCGCTATCAATAATGTAGAAATGCTCATTAACAAACTTAATGGCTCTTGATGTTTCCTCATCAGTAGCTGTCAAGTGGTCGTTGATTAGGAAAGGCTTACGCAAGTACACCCATAGTAGCTCGGCAAACACTTCTGTTGGTGAGCCTGTTTCGGGAGTGTACACTGCCCACTTCCAACCGCTATACTCAGCAAGGTTCATCATTAGCTCAAAACCAAACTGTGACTTACCTTGATGCGCTCCTGCGTAGATATAGGTAGTGCTACCTTTCTTTACAGAATACTTGTTAAAGAGAGAGCTGAACCCTGTCCAAGCTCCCTTCTTAACACCTTCCTTTCTTAGAGTAGATAGTGAGTCTACTACATCTTCTGCTTTGTAAATTATGTTTCTCATTGCTCTTTTTTTTATAGTTTAAAATCATCTACCCATAAAGGAGTTTTTTCTCCAACATAAGCATTAAATGTGTTGTACTCAAGGTAGTCTATAGCTTCTTCTACACTCATATGTTTAGAAAGTATATCTACACACTTATCTCGTGAGTAAACAACCTTCCATAAATTAGGCTCGAATCCTATAATAGCTTCATCAAGCTCATCTGCAAAAAGAACATCCTCTGTATCAGAATATCTTTCTATTATCATATATCTTGTCATTCTCCAAATTCTTTTGCGTAATCGCTCTCTTTGTAGTAGTTGCTTGAGCTTATCTCCTTGCGGTAAAACTCTTCAACTATACAGAAGTCATAAACAGCCTTGCCCGTTAATCCATTAAACGCCATCAGCTTAGCTACTAACTCAGGGTTTCTGTTGATGTGGTCAATAGACTTGGCTCTTGTCACCATTTGAAACGGTCTATCCTCAGTACCTAAGTACATATTCATATAGCCGTTACCTCTCTTCTTTTTCCACGCTAGGCGAACACCTATGTCGTAGATTGTTTGCATTTCTTCACTCATCACCTTGTGTATCTAAAGTATTTACTTGTAAACATATACGCAGAAACTATAATACCTGCGCCACCTAATATACCTGCTATCGGACTAACATTGCCGTAGACTAACGCCCAACTGAACAAAGTTATTATCAATGAGTAAGCACTTATCCAAGCGAATAAAGGCACTTCTTTGATTCTATCTGCTTTGCGTTGTCTCATAACAGTAGCTAACGCTGAACGCATATCAACGCCATTAGCAATGTCTATATTCTCGTTGTTGTTAGAATCTACCCAAGTAATCTTGTAGGTCTTGATTCCTTTTGCTTCACTCAGAAGCTCTGATTTAGTTGCGTATGCTTTCATATTATTTGGTTTTAGTGTTCATAAAAAAGGGGAAGAGCCTCCGCAGTACCCTTCCCCTTAGTAAAATGTTTGTTAGACTTAGAACGGTAAATCTCCGTCTCCGTCATTAACAGCAGAAGGCTTTGAAGTGTTACCTCCGTTGTACTCTCCTTGTAATTGGATGTACTTACCGCCATCACGCTTGTCTTTAATCTCAAGGTTTACCCAACCCTTATCGTTCTTGTTGTTCATAAGAACCTCAAAGTCTTGAGGGCCTAAAGCCACCTTAACGATTTCACCAAACTTAGTGGTTACTACATTTGTCTTGCCTACGAATACTTTGTCGTTTGCCATAATAATTGTTTTTGTTTTGATTAGTTACTTGTTAATAATTCCTTTAAGTGTTCGTACTTACCTTCCATAGCTGTTACTTTTAAAGCTATCTCGTTAAGACGATTAACACTTACCTCATTAGAAGACTCATAGCCTTCTACAAACGCTTTGACCTTGTTGTACTTGATTAAGTACTTCTTGTCAGCCATTCGGTTATCGTGTGAGCCAATGTAAACCGATACTCCTTTATGGTCAATGTTCAATAGCCTTGCTATCTCACGAACACCGTAACCATAATCATTAAACACTGCACAAGCTACGCTCTTAGCTAATGCAACTTCCTTTCTTTTACTGTTAGACATTATATCCACAATAGCAACACTACTGATAGTGCTAACGCCTGAGATGATTACATTCTCTAAGCTACTATAATTGACCAATGTCCGCACCGTATGATTCATATTCTCCGTTTAAAAATAATCGTTCGTACTCTAATATACTCTGCTCGAAATGATTTTTACCTTTTTCTAAGAATTTTTCTGATGCTTTGTATATTCCACAATCGTAAGGAAACTCTTTAGTAATTACACAGAAGTAAAAGTCTTTAGCACCAACCATCTGTGAGTACATATACGCTTGTCTTGGATAGCTTCCCCACCAAGCATTACGCTTCCAATCGCTTAACCCCTTGCCTGAAGTCTTTAAGTCCATAATGATGATGTCATCACCTTTCTTAATCACTCCATCTAACTTACCTCTGATGTCTATGAAGTTACCGCTATCGGTAATCACTTGAGACATAACAGGCATCTCAGGAATAAACTCATCGCCAAAATCCATAAGCTGTTTAACTTGTGGAACTTTGCGTAGCTTGTCAACCATAGAGTCAACAAGTCTGTAATCTGAACTTGGTAGAACCAATGCACTTGGATTCTCTTCCTTAGCTAACTTATATTCTTTAGTTCTGCGAGTACCTTCAACTAAAATTCTTCTGTCTTTATCTTCTAAGAATAGTTCGTGTACTGCGCTACCTATATCAAAATAAGAAGCTGAAGGATATTCCCACTTACCGTCTAAGAATAACTTAAACTTGGTAGGCGAGTCATCAAGTATCGAAAGCATAGAATTGCTTAGTGCGCTTTTGTTAGCAAAATAAGCATCATCACTTGCCCAAGCTGTATTCTCTGTACCTTTAAGAATCTTCATTAACCTAAGATTTCTTTACGCTGTGATGCGCTCACTTCGTAGTTCGCTAATGCTGAAGTTACTTGCTCCTTATTACCTGAAGTTACTGCATCTTTCATCTTAGTAATGATGTCCTTAGTTAACTTCTTCTTAGCTGTTGGAGTAGAAGCACCCTTGCCGTGCTGATTTGTAGCGTCTGCATCTTTGGTGTCATCCAACAAGAACAGATTACCCAAAGCATACTTCTTAGCGTAAGAGCTTGATGCTCCTGTTGCTTGTGCTTTAGACATACCTTTAGCGTTGAGGTCAATACCTGCGTATGCTGTTGCTGTGATTCCATTCTCGCCATCGCTTAGAGTAGCAAAAGACTTGATGAATAGCTCACCACCCATATCCATAACTTCCTCCATAAGTTGGATAGTTACATTGTGCTTTGTAAGATGAGGCTTTAATGCCTCTAAAACATCTTCAGCAGAACGATAGTTGTACTTGCCGAATGAATTGCGTTGCCCCTTGTGCGCTTTCAATGTTGTTTGAATTTCACAAAGAATCTTGTTCAAATTGCTCATAAATAATTGTTTTGATTGTTACTAATATAATAATTACTCTTGGTTATTTACGCTTTCAAGTGAGATATTATTGATTACTTTATTCAGCACATCAAGTTTACTCTCAGGTGATAGCATAGTGGTGTTTAGGTGGTTGTTGATTGTCTCTACTAATTCAGATTTTGTTTCCTCGCTGTTTGGCATCACTTCCGTAAAGATTTTTGCCCAATTATTTATCTCCTGAATAAATAGATTATCTTTCCATTCTAAGGCGTTATCTACTACCCTTGCGCTATGCAATATGGTAGCGTGGTTACACTCCATTATATTCCCTAAGTGAGAACAGGTCTGTCGATACTTCTTATAGAGTATGTAAGAAAGACATTGCCTCACTATAATCACGCTCTCTCTCCTTGTCTTTTCCAACGGATTCAAGTTGTGTACTGATTCGTAACTTGCTACTAACCGCATCAATGTATTCTTGCTGATTATTTGGCTTCGTAACATTCTCTTCTTTGGTGTGTAGTTCCCTGACATAATTTTTTACTTTTCTAATTGCTCTTCTTTCTGCTAAGTCTATTTTTCTATAACTGATTTCTAAATTGTCTGATAATTCCTTTTTCGTACTGTCTCCCAATACAAGCTCTGTAAAGCACTTTCTCTCTAAGTATGGTAGATTGGTATCAACAAACTGAGAAACCACTTCTATGAGGTTGTTATGCTGTCTGTCGTATGATACTAACGCTTGTTCGTACTTGCTAACTTTCTCTTCATCGCTCCCATAGGTAACTTGAGACTCACTATAAACCTCTAAGTTCTTTTCGTTAGCTGTCTTGCTGTAAGAGTTTAGAATACCATACCTAAAACAGCTCATTACCATAGCTGTCATCTCTGATTCATCTTTAAACTCTGTTTCTTTGTTCACTAAGCGCATTATGTTTAATGCAGACTTGTGTAGTGCGGAATCTACGACATCAGCGTTATAGAACGAATAGCCGTAATACTTAGCACAGTAATGTAGAAACCTATTGTCTTTAGGAAACCACTTTCTTAAATCGCCTTCTGTTATCTTCATCTCTCTTTGGTGTTAAATTACTTTATGGTGTTTATTGGGGGTTGTAGGAAATTAGATTCAGCATCACAAAGTATAAAATCAATGCTATAATTATTCCTATAAAAACTGCTTTTGTTGCACTTGGATAACTTGGTATTCTATTCATAATTTTATCTTAAAGTTATTGTAGGGTGTGCATAAACATAAGCTAAAGCCAACACGCTTAGAGCAAATATGCAAATCGTAAACACTAAAAGGTAGAATAGAATCCTTGTGGCTTTTTCTCTTTCACTCATCTCTTTGGTTTTAAATTGTTACTCAAAATAGATTTTACCATTGTAAGCATCTATGATACCCCACTTTTTTAACTTTCCATAAGACATATTAGGAAAGTAGTTAGGGTTGAAGTAGTTAATTAGTAGTGCTAATAGTTTTTTCATCTTTCTTTGGTGTTAAAGGTTTCCATTGATTTTGATATGTGCATAGCAATTTCCAATGCTTCGTGCTTCCACCTTGTGTTCAAAATATCATTATCGTATTGTGGATAAGGGATTTTTGCAATCTTATACTTACCGCCCAATTCCGTATTCACTACATTCCAAGCATTTTTACTTTGTGAGTGTACTACTTTTGTTTTCATCTCTCTTTGGTTTTAAATTTTTTATGCACCATTGTACTCATTCGGGAAATCATCAGCCGAAAGAATAGGCTTATTAACACACTTTTTCATTTTATCTAATACCCATTTAATACCATCTAAACTTTCAGACCCTACATTTGCGCCATCGGTAGTATAGCTTATAGGTTTACCATCCTCATCATAGTAAACTTCGTGTATTTCGAAATACATTTCGTCTCCGTCTTTGTGTGCTAATATTCTGTGGTTCCAACTCATCTCTCTTTGGTTTTAATAGTTAATTAATTCCACAGCAAGCGCTACAAAGCACATTGTAAAAATTCCTATCAAGAAGCCTGCTATCATCGCTCCTGTGTTATTATTTTGATTTTCCATTTTAAATTGCTTTATAATAATAGTATTTGCTTATTATACTAGTATAGTAGAGTAATATCTTTTAAGAGATATTACTCTTATAATAATAGTTATTAATTTATTATATTAATTATTAAATAGTATAAGATACTCTGAAAATCTGAATTCTGAATCTAAGAACTCATCAATTATTGTATTAGTTATTAACATCGCTATCTATCTTTTCATTCATAATTTTGTTAAGTATTTCTCGCGTTTCTGCGAGATGTTCCTTTGCACCATCGTATTTTAGTTTAAGACCTCGGTACTCATTTCTCGCTTTCTTAATGGTATCTCGATAAGTAACCATATCGTTGGTCCTTGTTTTGTGGATTTCTACAAATTGCTCAAGTTTTAAGAGGACTTGGATAAACTCCTTGTCCTCTTTTACTTTCTCAGCTACCCTGTCAAGCACCCAATAGAGAACTTTAAGGTCTGCTTGTATTAGTAAATCATCTTCTATCTTCATTCTTTGCTTATTAGTAGTTTAGCGTTTCTATTATGGAGTATTGATAGCATCATACGAGCCGTTTCAATATCTTTAAATTCCTCTTTGCACTCTCCATTATTACCATCCCACTGTACAAAGTATCGGATAGTACTCACGCTTTGGAGGTGTTTAGAGTGAGTATATTATCAGGCAATAGGGACATATACCTTTTACGCTTTAAATCCCATATAAGCAGGTTATTTGGATTCAATGAAGATACACCACCTTTAAGGTGCTTATGCACTCCCGCTCTACCGTGAAATGTGGTTACATCACCGTTCTTTTTTAGGTAAGTGCCTGAGACAAACTTACCTGAGTTCATTAGTTCTTTAAAATTATTTTTCATAAGTATAATTGTTTTTCGTGTATTGTTTCATTCACGCTGTCAATATAGTCATTATTGATAACATCTAATTCTTCTTCTGTAGCATTACGCCACTCGCCATCAAAAACTTCTGCCTCCACACAGTACGCATCACAGAAATCAGGGAAATCCCTCATATCAATGTCCTCGATGTCTAAAATTCTAAACTCCATATCTAATCGTTAAGCCATTTGTTAAATTCGTATGTATGTACTATGGTATCCAATGCCTTTGGTTTAAGATTGTCACACATCCACTCTATAAGGTTTTCAGGTTTTTCTGCATCGCTTAACAACCATTCAGCGTACCATTCAAATATTTCCTTAAGTTCCTGTGGTGTTTTGTTTAAATTACTCATTTGTTTTTAGTTTACTGCTTCATCCAAATAGACTCCGCAAAGTTCATAAATTACTTCTGATGTTTCAAGTGTTATCGTAAATTCTCCATTAAGTTCTACACGCTCGTTATATCTGTGAGCTATGTCACTTGCTTCAAGTTCCAACATAAGCCATTCTGCGTACGCTCTGCTGTCCTCAAATGCTGTTAAGGGCTCTGAGTACCTAACGCTATCTATTTGTTCGTTAGATGCGCTCTGAGGGGTTAATTCACTTTCTATTACATAGAATCGTTTTTCTGTTCTCATACTTCCTCTATTTTAATGTTTCTAATTGATATATCTGCTTCCTTCCACGCATTAGCGTAATACTGTGCTTTTTCCCTTGTGCTTGTGGTTTCAACTATGATGTTATCAACCCATACTATAAACTTATCCATTTTCTATTAAATTAAGCGCATAGCACCATCACTTATAGCTTGGCGGTATGCAGGTTCTTGTTCATTGTAATTGTCGTAAGACTCTCCTCGCCTAACGGACTCAGCTATCACCAAGTCCATAAGCATTTCTTGTTCACCCTGTGCAGGGTACTTGTAATTGTTCATCATAATACTTTTCTTTCTATTACGCCTACTACGACATCATTAATAACTCCCATTTGATTTAGCGTGAGCGCATCTAAGTCTACCACTACTTCATCTCCGTATTCGGTTAGGTAGTACAACTTTGTAACATTATACTCCCAGTCCCAAAACTTACTCCTTGAGTCCTGTGTGTCGTAGCAGTCTTCCCAAGAGTTGTACTCAAATTCAACCTCAAAGGATTCTCTTCCAACTCCATAGCCCATATCGAACCATTCACTTCCGTAATTATCCATATCTATTTATTTATTAATTCAAAATCATTGCCTGTTCCATAGCCCATTATTTATTAATTCAAAATCATTCTCCTTTACGAATTCCTCGAAGTCCAATGCCGTATGAAACTCCATAACATACCAATGGTCATCGGTAAATATTACCGTAGCCTGTATAATGTTGTGTTCTAATTGGTGGTAAGCGTACATCTTTGCGTTACCATCGGTTACATATGTTTCTTTTTTAAATACTTTTGAATGTTCCATATCTATTTGTTTATCTGTTCCACACTCTTTTAATTGTTACCCAAATAATGGCTTGTAACTCATAGCCCTTCAAACCTAACTGGTGTGCAAGGTTAGCAGTTATCGCCTCAACTCTCCTGTACTGCACTGCGGTACAACTCTCCATACAATCCACAATACCTTGCTTTGGCAGTGTTACACACGCTCTAAGATGCCACTTGTCTATGGTTATATGGTCGGGACTCATTAGCCCTACATTCATCGCAAAGCTATGTGTCTTAGGACTCTTTGCAGTTATCTCGGTACTGCCTCGCAATATCTCAAACGCTTTCTTCTTGTTGGCGTTGTAGGTACACACTTTCACATCTTCGGGGGGAATATCCGAAAGGTGCGCCTTTATCACCGTTACTGCATCGTACTTGTTGCGCTCCCACTTGTTGTTAGGACTCAACGCACTCACCACACCTGCGACCTTGTAAGGTTCTATGTCGTAGGTTTCTGCACAATACTTCACAAACATTTGTGCTTCTTTGTACCACAGCATACCATCAGTACGCTCTTGCTCTGTGGACTCATTGAACCAATCACTGAGTCGGTTCGTAATTTGCCTGTCTGACAGGTCTTTTACACTTCTTTTCATATCTCAAATTCTATTAGTGGTTTATGTGTATAACCTATGAGTTCATCTTTGTTGTCCGTATATCCTACGCCACGAACATAGTTCTCATCGCTACCAAGTAGGCTAATAAGCCTCGTATTAAAAAATGTACGCTCTGGTACCTTACATTCTACACTACCTACATAGTAGTTCATCGTCCCTTTGATTGTATCTACTTTGGCGTAGAAATACCATTTCTTAGTTTTCATATCTCGCTTTTATTTACTTTATACATTATAGCCGTCCACCCTATGATGCCCAGCCCAAACATTACAAACAAGTTCTCACCCTCTACAGGGTTACTCAATCCAAGTGCTATGTTCATCAGTCCGAACACTACACACAAAACCATAATCTTTGTCATTCTCATAGTTTTAAAAATTTAACTGATTAGACCATTCTTAAAATGGTAGTTTATTATCACCCTCTCCGTCTGATTTAAGTGATTTATGCATTTTATATACATCTATAATTTCCTTGAATGACTCTTTATCTAGTTTGCTTACAAGCCATTCAATTTCCCCGTACGGGTCATTGCTGAGGTTTACCGCCCAATCAGCATACCACCTAATAATTTGTTCTTTGTCCATCTTACTACGCCTTTTTAAAGGACTTTATTTGTTATTTTCTTAATTGATTTTCCTTTATTCTAAACCACTTGAAGCCATTAGAGGTTAAGTAGTGCCAACACGACCACATTGTTCTCTCTTCATCTTTGGTCATTGGTCTTTCCGACAAGTATTGCTCTCTCAATGAGAGGTACAATGATTTGTTTTGCTCAAATGTAAGTCTATGTACATTCATTTAAAAATTATTTCAGGGTTACTTGCATAGTTACAGTATAACCATCTTCAACGCTATATTCTCTTTCTGCTATTTTCTGTGCTTCTATAAAACTTTTTGCTTTTATTAAAGCTGTAAACTCAACTCTTGCTACTCTAATATTTGCTAAATAATATTCCATTTGGTAATGCCTTTTTACAGGTCTTTATTTGTTATTATTTGGTTTTAAATGTTTCTATTTTTGCTCTAATTTTTATCAATCTCCAATACTCTTTAGTATCTTTTTTACCACTCCATATTAATTGAGAGATTCTTTTTTCTACTTCAGCATAAGCCGTGCCTTTAGTAATGTTTTTCTCTGTCCAATTCTCAAAGGACACTGAGTTTAATTCTTTCATATTATTATTGCCTGTTTAAAGGACTTTATTTGTTATTTAATAGTTAGTAGCGCAGAGGGGAATCGAACCCCTCTTAATACCGTTATACGCTTATTTGAGCTCTATAAACTCACTTCCCCAATTATCGCAAAGGATAGTATAAGAACTTGTTTCTGATGTTCTACAAACAGGCTTAAAGCCTTTGTCTAAAAGGTAGTTCAAGGCTTGCTGTGCAATATCGCCAATTGCGTAATCATAGGACAAAGTAACTGAGATAGTTTTTCCGTCCACAAATCTTTTAGGCTCAGTAATTTTAACCCTTGCGCCTCTATGGTTTGTAGGCCCTAAAAAAGTTACTTTGAATTGTCTGTAGCTTGGTAAATCGTAAGTATTCATTATATTAATGCCTGTTTTTGCAGGTCTTTATTTAGTTAGTAGTAGTAGAGGAATTGATACCTCACTAAGTTCGCGCCATTGCGAATACTACTTACCGATAATTTAAAGGGAATAGTTAGTTAAACCTATCGCGCCTTCTTATCGTTTATCCTCTTTTGAGCCTTTAACCCTTTCGGGAACCTTTCACACCGAACTCATCTTTGCGTTACTCTCAGGTTATTATGTCAAATATCGTTTGAATGTTGGGGCATCATTCTACACCTCGTTGGGCATCTTATCTTTCCCTGTTTGCTTTGTCAAAGGTAAGAAAACTTTTTTTAATAATCCAAAACTTTTTAAAGTTTTTTTTAAAGTTTTTTTTGCTTACTCTTTCTACTACCAAAACCCCGCATTTGTTTCAGTGCGAGGCGTTGGTATTTCGTTTGTTGGTTAGCTTATAAAACTTGCACCCTTGTTTTGTACCTTTTGAAGAAGAAGTTATCGCTTCCCACTTGATATTCATTAAATCTTTCGTCCTTGTTAGTAGTGGTCAGTATAACGCCCTTGATTTGGACTTCCTTTCTAAAGGCTGAACTCACTTTAGTAACTACCATTGTATGGGTCCCAAACATATCGCTTACCTTAATTACCTGACCTGCTTTCAAGTTTACTGCACTTACCTTGTTCATAATTTCTATTTGTTTAATTGTTATTTCGTTTGAACACTACAAATGTAAGCAATAAATATTTAACCATCCAAACATTTATTTAAAAAACTTTTAAAATAATTTATAATAGTTTGTAAATCAGTAAGTTAGACAGCAAAATAATTTTTACAGCACTGTGAAAGGTGTGTTATTGAGTGGTTATATAAAGGCAAGAGAGGGAATAGTCTACGCATCTTCACCTAATCGAAAAAAACTTTAAAAAACATTTGTTAGTATAGAAAATAGTCTTATCTTCGTGTCAAATAATAAGAAAAAGCTATGAAAACAGTAAAAATAAGAAAGGGTTATTACAAGGCAGAAACAAGTAAAGGTACAGTATTTATAGCCTACGATAGTAGTATAGAAGGTGAGTTAAAGTGGAACATTTGGAGTGAGGATTTTGAACTTCCTTATGAAATGGATTCGTTATGGTACACTAAAAAAGAAGCCGTTAAAATGATAGTGTACTTTTTATCTTAACATTGGGAAAGGGAGAGGTAGGAGTGACCGAGGAAGAGTGAGAAATGGTGTATG